GCTGTAAGAGGTGATGACTTATTTAGGTCTAGTGGGTCAGGATGGACACAGATAAGTGACAATGCAACATACAACAGTGCAGGTGTTACAATTGGTGGTTCAGGAAAAGTAAGATTTTTAAAGTATGATTTTGATGGCACAGAAAAAATTATGCTTGTTGATGGAGCAGGTAAACCTTACAGATTTGATGGAACTACATTTGAACAACTAACTGCTTTACCTTCTGATGTATCAGGTGCAAGTTTTATAGTCAACTTTAAGAACCATATTTTCTTTGGTAATGGAAAAAGTGTAGCATATACTGCACCTTATAAAGATAATGACTTGACAATTGCTAACGGAGGTGGTATAATTAATGTAGCGGATACAATTACAGGTTTAATTGTTTTCCGTGAACAGTTAATTATATTTAGCGAAAATAGTATAAATGTACTTAATGGTAATAGTGTAGCTGACTTTCAAATGCAACCTGTGTCTCGTGACTTAGGTTGTGTTGCTGAAGATACCATTCAAGAGATAGGTGGAGATGTTATATTCTTAGGACCTGATGGTTTAAGATTATTTTCAGCCACAGATAGAATTGGTGACTTTAGTCTTGCTGCTGTATCAAAGACTATACAGGTTGAGATATTAGATTTAATTGCTAGTAGTCCTAATGGTTTTTCAAGTACAGTCATTCGTGAGAAAAGTCAATATAGAATATTTGGGTATAATACAGGATACACAAATGATGCAGCAAAAGCAATTGGAGCAACTCAGTTAGAAGAAGGTATAGCCTTTAATGACTTACGTGGCTTTAATGCTTTTGTGACTTACAGTGAATATGATGGGTTTGCAGAACGTATTTACTTTGGTGCTACAGATGGCTTTGTCTATCAGATGGAACAGGGTAACTCATTTGCTGGAACAGATATTCCTGCTACATTTGCTACTCCTTTTATTCCATTAGGAGACCCAAATGTGCGTAAGACAATATATAAAGGTACAACATACTTAGATGTAAATGGTGACTTTGACCTTGAGTTTTCTCTCAAGTTTGACTTTGACCAACCATCAAGTATTCAACCTGATTCAATATTGTCAAGTGATGCTGCGGCATCCATAACGTATGGTTCAGGTGTATTTGGTACATCTTTATTTGGAGTCAAGCAAAAAGCTACATACGAAGTCCAAACAATAGGTTCAGGCTTCACAGTGTCAATACTGTATGAGACAACAGGAACTAATACAGACGCTGTATTTACCATAGACGCTGCTACCCTGCAGTATATTACTAACGCTAGGAGATAAAAAATGGGAACAGGATATACTCGTAACGATACAGCAAACAACATTGCTGATGGTAACGTAATTAACGCATCCGACCTTGATGGAGAGTTTGATGCAGTGCAAGCTGCGTTTAACGGTACAACAGGACACTCACACGATGGTACATCAGGTGAAGGACCACAGATAGCTGCAGGAGGTATAGCAAGTAATGCTGTTACAACTGCAAAGATATTAGATGCTAATGTTACACTTGCCAAGATGGCAGCTAACTCTGTGGATAGTGACCAATACGTAGATGGGTCAATTGATACTGCTCACATAGGAAACTTACAGGTTACAACTGCCAAGATTGCAGCAGACGCTATTGATGGAACAAAGTTAGCTGATAATGCTGTAGATTCAGAACACTATACTGATGGTTCAATTGACAGAGTTCATCTTGCTGCTGACATTGTAGATGGAACAAAAATAGCAGATGACTCCATAGACTCTGAACACTATGTAGATGGCAGTATTGACACTGCTCACATAGCCAACGATGCTGTCACACTTGGAACTAAAACAGCAGGTAACTATGTGGCTGCAGGTGCAACATCAGGAACAGGTATAAGTGGTTCTGTATCATCTGAAGGTGGTACATTTACTGTTACATCAAATGCTACAGATGCTAATACAGCAGGTACGATTGTTGCTCGTGATGGTAGTGGTAACTTTAGTGCAGGTACAATCACTGCTTCGTTGACAGGTACAGCATCAAATGCAAACCAACTTGATAGTCTTGACAGTACACAGTTCTTACGAAGTGATGCAGCAGATAGCAAGACAGCAGGTGACTTGACTTTTAGCGATAGTGTAAAGGCAGTATTTGGTGCAGGGTCTGACTTACAGATTTACCACGATGGTAGTAATAGTTTTGTGGATGATGCAGGAACTGGAAGTCTGTTTCTGAGAGGTGAAAGTCAAGTCATAATAGGTAATATGACTGGTGAACAATCAGCAGTTTTTAATGATGATGGAGCAGTTACACTTAATCACGATAATTCAAAAAAATTAGAAACTACTAGTGGTGGTGTAACTGTTACTGGAACTGCAACTGCAACAACCTTTAGTGGTGACTTAAATGGTACTATTAACACTGCTACAACAGCGGCAACACAAACAGCAGGTGACAATACAACAAAGGTGGCTACTACAGCATTTGTAACAACAGCAGTAAATAATGCAGAGCCATTTCCATCAGGCACTTCAATGTTATTTCAACAAACAGCAGCACCTACTGGTTGGACAAAGCAAACAACTCATAATAATAAGGCAATAAGGCTAACAACAGGTACAGTAGGAACTGGAGGTAGTAACGCATTTACAACAGCATTTGGAACTCCGAGTGTTGCAGGGGGTGCTGTTACTGGTAATCCAACAAACAATCATAGTGTAAGTGCAGGTAACTTAGCAGTAAGTTCTGGTAACTTGGCTGTTAGTATTAGTGGAAATATAAGTAATACAACATTGTCTGTAAACACAATTCCATCTCACACACATAATTATCAAGTTGCATTACCCGGTCCTGTAAACCAAAATATTAATAATGCAAGTTTTCTTCCTAGAGTAAATTCAAGTGGTGAACAAGATGCTACACTTTCAAATCAAGGTGTCACACTTGCTAGAGGTAATAATGGAGCACATAATCATGGACATAATTTAAGTGGTAGTATGACAGGTAATCCAAGTATCAGTGGTAATCCAACTTTATCTGGTGATGTCACAGCAGGTAACTTAGCAGTAGGAGCATCTACTGCATCAATTAATGTACAATACGTTGACTTTATCATAGCTAACAAGGATTAATATGCAGTTAAAAGTAGAAGACAACTGCCCTTTAAATGGTTTTAAAAAATGTAAGCAATTTAAATGTGCTTGGTTTGTACAAATGAAAGGTACAAATCCTAATGATGGAAAAGAAGTAGATGAGTATGCTTGTGCGATAGCATGGCTACCTATGTTATTAGTAGAAAATGCAATGCAATCAAGACATGCAGGAGCCGCAATAGAATCATTTAGAAATGAAATGGTTAAAGCTAATGAATCTAATCAAAATCTTTTAGAATTATCAAAGGTACTAGAGTTTAAAAATAAAAAAGGTTTATCTTATGAATAATTTATCAAAAGTAAAAGACGTTACTTTTATAGGTGCTTATCCTAATTTAGCATCCGATAGCTATTGTGACAGAATGATAGAAGGATTTCATAAAGTAGAAGAACAAATGTCTTCATATAGAGGCGATGAAACTAATGGGAAAGAAAATAGAAAAGATTTTTCTGTCTACTATAATTGGCATACAAATCACCAAATAGAAGGCATTAAAGATTTATCAGACGAAACTAATATGATTTTAAATTTAGGTTTAAAAAAGTATGTAGAGGAATATCCATCTTTAGCACCACATTCATACTACAGTATAATACAAAAAATACAAAGAACTCCACCAAAAGGGGGATTTCATTCTTGGCATTGTGAACATGGACCTGGGCAAGACGATGCTTTTAGGATGTTAACTTGGACAATATATCTTAATGATGTGCCTGAAGGTGAAGGTGAGACAGAATTTTTAGAATATGGTATTAAAGTGCAACCAAAAAAAGGAACTGTTTGTTACTTTCCTGCAGCTTGGACACATACTCATAGAGGAAATGCAGTTTATACACACGACAAGTATATAGCAACTGGTTGGTATTACTTTAATGCCTAAATATATTTAGTTAGGAGAAAAAATAATGGCAAAAATAACTTATGTTCACGAAGGTGACGGTGAAAACACTAAAAGAATTGTTATTGACGGAGAGTGTATAGATTCTACAAACTTCGCAAACATTGTAAATGATAATATTCATGCAATTCAGTGGGATGGTACAAGTGGAGAAATTGAATATAAAGATGATACACCAAATGCAACTATAT